AAGCCTGATTATACACACATATTCAATGGATGCAATAGGTGTGTACCATTTATTTTAAAAAAAGTTTATCTTTGCGACCCGTGCGCCCTGTACTTGGTAAACATATAAAGAATCGATGATTCCTTATACCTTTATTTATCACAGGGCGCACAGGGCGCAGGACTGCTTAACTGGACAAGGAGGATCGCTGTAAGCGTTGTGGTTATTGACGCACAGCCAATTCAAAGTGGGTATAGGTAAGGGAAAAGCTTTAGCTAAAGGAAAAATAGATCGTTATTAAGGTATCGATCTAAAAAATAAATGAATATTTTTTTGGTCTCCGGGATGGTACGGATTGACTCACATTGGTTCACGTTGATACACCTTAATTGCTTAATTTTTAGGCAAAAAAAAGCCCGATGCGTCATAGGGGCGATGCATCGGGCTTGAAAACCTTGTAAGTTTTCCATTACAATATAGTCTGGAAACCGCTGTAATGTTCCTGCATTATACGGTCTGATTAAATTTTAATCAACAACATGTTTCCACGCCCGGTGCGCGATAGTCAGCGTGGTTCAGATATGTGCCAGCCCACCAAGAAAGCATTCTATAGTTCTGAACATACGAGGGGTAACACCGCGAACTGCCCGTTCAGCATATTGGAAACCGTCAATGGTATTTTACAGGGGCAACCTAGTACATGAGCGTGACCAGCAGTAATGCGGGGTTACCATCATGGAAAGGGCGGTATCTATGAACCCAGAAAAAACGGTACTGCTTAATTTTTAATCAGCGAAAATAGTTTCTTGATCGTGTTTTGATTGTGTGTATAATACCGACTGCGGGGCTGACGGGGAGTGATTACCCCACCCAACCTCACGGGGAATGTTTACCGACTAACCTATGAGGCAGCCCCGCTCTATTCGGTAACAATCAAACAGGTACATGGCATGCATGAATTACACAGCCATCAGAAGGCGGTAAAATCTGAAATCTATCAGGCCATCCGGTCAGAAAAAAAACACATAATGGTAAAGGCTGCAACGGCATTCGGTAAGACCGTACTTGCTGCTTCCATAATTCACGATGCGATGTCCAAGGGAATTGGCGTTGTATTCGCAGTTCCAACATTGACCCTGATCGATCAAACCCTGAAGGAGTTCAGCATGTTTGGTCTTGATTGCGGGGTGATACAGGCAGATCACTTTGCCACCGATTACAGCAAGCCCGTCCAGATCGCATCGATCCAGACAATCGCATCAAAGCTGAAGAGGGGCAACAAGGCAGAACTGTTTCACATGAGCCAGTATTACCGTGACAAGATTGTCATTGTTGATGAGGCTCACATGATGTTCAAGGCACAGAAGTGGCTGAATGACGCGACAACAATGCCTGTCATTGGCCTGTCAGCCACACCGTGGGCAAAGGGTCTGGGTCTATGGTATGACCACATCGTCAACGGCCCGTCTGTTGAGTGGCTTATCGTGAACGAATATCTGAGCAAGTACAGGGCATACAGCCACCACCAGCCGGACATGAAGGGAGTGTCTGTCAATGCGTCCGGGGATTACAGTCTGAAGGAGGCTGGAGACAAATACACCCCAGCCATCATTGGAGATATTGTTGCGACATGGGAGAAGCATGCTATTGACCGCAAAACAATCTTGTTCGCTCCGAGGGTCGTGGACGCAGAGCGGTTTGCTGCCGAGTTCAATAGCGCAGGCCATAAGGCTGTGGCGGTATCAGGATACATGGACAACGAGGACTGTGCTGCGGAGATCGAGCGTTTTAGAGCCGGTGAAATAACAATAATTTGCTCAGTCGCAAAACTGACCACCGGGTTCGATGTGAGAGACATTGGGTGCATCATTGATGTCCAGCCGACAAAGAGCCTGATGCGCCATGTCCAGAAGCTTGGCAGGGGTTTGAGGGTTCACCCGGACAAGGATGACGTGATCATATTGGACAACGCTGGCAACCTGCTCAGGAACGGCCTGCCTGATGGTGAATACCCAACCGAACTCGATGACGGAAAGCACGGGTCTTCCGGGGATCGCAAGGATCAGGACGACCCATTGCCGGTTGCCTGCTCTGCCTGCTCAACCCTGAAGCCACCGAAGACCAGAATATGCCCGACCTGTGGGTTTGCCCCGGAGCGTCAAAGCAACATTGAGGTTGAGGCCGGGGATCTGGTTGAACTGAAGACCGCCAGCGCCAAGCGGAACAGGAAGTACACCCACGAGCAGAAGCAGGCCATATATGGCGGTCTGAAAATGTATGCTAGAGATCGAGGCTTCAAGATTGGGTGGGCATCAAATAAGTACAGGGATTATATGGGTGTCTGGCCCAACGCACACCGGGATGCACCGTTTATTCAACCAAGCGAAGAGGTTCTGGGGTACATCAAGCATTGCAACATTGCATACGCGAAGAGGAACAAAAAATGAGAGATGATATCTGGCCTATTGGAGAGAACCCATACAGGAACGATTGGCCCATTCCACAACTATGGAGCGAACTGCGTGACGTGAGCGAGACATCAGACTATTGCATGAGAAGCCCGGCTGGGCGAAGGACAGCATCTGATACTGTTTTGGACATTGCAGAAGACCAAGGATACAGCGATATAAGGGAATGGCGAAGTCGCTGTGGTATTGCAAAAAAACATATCAGCGAAAAAGAGCGCAGTATTCTCGATGTTGAAAGGTCTGACCGGATCAGGAAAAAACAGGCAGTCCTAAAGGAGATTATGGTCAGGCATGAAGAGGCAAAGATAAGGAAAGAAAATACCCGTAAAGCTGAGGAACATGCCCGTGCAAGGAGGGCGGCAGAGGAAATGATTATACGCCAGCGCAAAGAGGTTGTTGATGATGCGAACGAGACGTTTAGAGCAAGCATAGTGATGAACAAGCCGTTTATGGCAACGATCACAGGCGAGAGGCTGGGCGCTGCGCTTTGGGCGATATACGGGTTTGAGATACCCAAGGAACAGATGATGCAGAAGGCAGTAAACGTGTACTGCAAAATGGGATTTTTGACTGTTGATGATTATACTGATGGTGAAATACTTCCAGATAATGTGTATTGTTTCTTTGCATCCTGATAGTTTGTGTGTATAATAAGGCTTCACTTAATCAAACGGTAAATAAACATGAATCAAATCATCGAAAAAATCAAAGAAGGAAGCGCAGATGATATTGGAAAGTACATTCCCTCAGACGGTGAGACCTGTTTCTTTTCAGGTGACGACATTAAGGCGTGGCTTGAGTCAGCCGGATACAAGGTGATCGATACCTTCCGTGGGCCTAGTTCAGCGTTCTGCATCACCGGTTGCGGTGTGAAGGTTTTTGAGAACGGATACGCTCACAAGATCCGATAATAACCAGCCCCTCCGGGGGCATAATCAAAAGGTAAAAAAATGACATTCTCACAGAACATCGAAGCAATAAATTTTCTGCTGTCTTGGAACGATACCAAGGCAGCCCACCGCCAGATGGATCACGTCATCGAAAAGTTTGGCGTTGAACTGTGGGAAATCATCGAGGCCCTGTAACAATGAAGACTGACAGCATGAAGGTTATAAACCTCACGACCGATGAGATCGAACACACGATCCGGGCAACGAGCAAAAACCTCACACCATTCACGAATAAGCACGTTGTACTGCTTGTCGATAACAACACGAAGTTCGGTCGGATTGTACGCGCTCAGGAGGCCCTGAAAGGCATTGCCATGACCACCAAGGTCGTTGACCGTCACTTCACGAATCAATGGATGCTGACGCACCGGGATTTTAACTTATGAAATACATTAATATAGCAAGCGTATCTGGAGGAAAGGACTCAACCGCGCTTTTGATTCTGGCAAAGCTTGAGCGTGAAATAGATATTATTCCAGTATTTGCAGACACCGGGCATGAGCATCCAGAAACATATAAATATCTTGATTATTTAGAAACAAAATTTGGAGAGATAAAAAGAGTAAGCAATAATTTTGATAAGAAAATATCAAACAAGAGAATGTTTATAGCGCGTGACGTAAGAACTGGTCGTGATAAATCTGGCAAGAAACTCAGATGGAGTAATAAGTCTAAAAGACGTGCGCTTAATGTGTTGCATCCAACAGGGAATCAAATGCTAGACCTATGCTTATGGAAAGGAAGGTTTGCAAGCACTAGAGCAAGGTTTTGTTCTGAGCAACTTAAGCACAACCCGATCCGTGATTTTATAGAGCCATATTTGGCAGACGGGGAAACAATAATTAGCTGGCAAGGAGTAAGGGCTGATGAGTCTCACAGCAGAAAAAATCTTAATATAGTTGATGAGCCTGAAGAGGGCTTGATAACGTACAGGCCGATAATAAAATATACAGCAGAAGATGTTTTTGCACTTCATCGCAAGCATAATATTAAATGGAATCCGTTGTATGAGCAGGGAATGGGTCGTGTTGGGTGCATGCCATGCGTACACGCAAGGAAGGGTGAACTAAAAGAAATATCCAACAGGTGGCCTGAAGTTATAGACGGCATAGAAGAAATGGAGAGACTTGTATCTGCCGCTTCAAAAAGAGGGTCAAGCACGTTTTATACGTCAAGGGGCGAAGGTGTTGATTACAAAACACATGGAATCAGAAGAACCGTTGAATGGTCAAAAACAACACATGGCGGGGTTCAGTACGATATTTTAGGCGAGATTCCAGAAGACCTTGAGATGTGTTCAAGCATATATGGTTTATGCGAGTCGGCAGAATGATCCAAGGCGAATACAACGGTACAGCAATCCAGATCCTGTGCGCTGATGGGAAGGAGGCTTGCTGGGAATACATCAAGTCGATCCCAGCAGGATTCAGGTCTGGATGCGTATCAACCATCAAGACAATCCAAAAGGTAAGAGGAAATGCCAAAGAAAAGTAAGCGTTACACCCTGACAGACATCATGCCGTTCGGTAAGCACCGTGGTTCTGACTTTGACGAGATAATGACCGAAGACCCTGCCTATATGGAGTGGCTGTACAACAACAGCGTGGTTGAGTTTAACGAGGCTGACGCATTCGCCATCGAGGAGGAACTGAACATTGCCTGAGATACACTTAACCGGTGAAGAGTCGGTAAGCAAAGCGGTGCAGGCCATACTGAGTTCTGAACTTGATGGCACGGTATTTGTTACCGTGAAGAAGGTTAAAAACCCACGCACAGTTCTCCAGAACAGATCAGCGCACCTGTACTTCCGCATGATGGCTGATGGCCTGAACAATGCCGGGATCGATCAGGTCGCCCTGATGAAGTCATTCAAGGAGGGCTTTAAAATCCCGAACACAATGGAAAGCATAAAGGGTCTTTTCAGCCGGGTTGCTGCCGTGATGCTGGGTGAGGAGCGTACCAGCAGGCTATCAACAAAAGAGATCCAGCAGATATATGAGGCTGTTGATCGGGGCATGAACCAAAAGTTTGGCATCACATACCCTTGGCCCAGCGACCAGCCACCAATGATCACAGAACACGACATAAGGCCAGAAAAATGAAGATAAACGTGACAGAGAACAACATGATCTATATCCGCGCCATACAGGACGGGCATCATACGATAACTGAGATAGTCAGTCGTATCGGGTGCAACAAGACCGCAGCGTATGGGAACATCAGGGCGCTAAAAGCCCGTGGTGTCATTGGCACAAGGGATGGTCAGAAAAACAGATATTATTATTTACTGCATGATAAATGCCAGTATATCCCATGTATTAGCGAGGCGGGAAAGACCCTTCCACTTGGTCATCCGGGTCTCAAAAGATCCGTCAAAGGTGTCCGTGGGCGTAATGATCCACCAATGAAGACCAATGATGTCGTTGAGGGGTTTCTGGGCCTTATGCCATCGAAAAACTTAGCACCCCGGAGGTCACCACTATGGGAAATGTAATTTTGCCAACAACAAACGGCACACACAACATCGATGCCAGCCTGATAATTGGGTTGCTTGAACTTGACGACCGAACCGTTGTTGAACTTGAGGATGGGATGAAGATCGTGGTTAGCAAGCCATTCAAGCAGGTTTACAAGGAATGGGAGGAGGCTGGCGGTGAAGGGTAACGCAACAGCAGCAGAAAAGCGTTGGATGGATCGTGTTGCAGGTCTGGGATGCATGATCTGCAAAAACCCGGCACAGGTACACCATCTGCAATGCTTCAAACCGAGAAACAATTGCGGGGTGATACCACTCTGCCCGGAACACCACATGGGCGTATTCTCGATCCACAAGACCAAGGCAGAATTTTTGCGGGTCTATGGCGATGAGATAAACCTGCTCGCAGAAACCATCAGGAGGCTCGCATGAATTACCACAGAATAAATTGTTCAACCCAGCTTTTGAATCAAGCGAAATTTGAGGCTGGTAACATTCCATCGTTTATTGCAGAGCGTTGGAACAATGTGCATGAGGGTGCGACAGAGGGCGGCATGGTGTCTGAGTTATGTTCCAAGATCTGGCTCAACGATAACGGCATCCCGTTTGACGATGTCAGGAAGATAAACAGATACATCGACTTCATACTTGGCAGCGGGATCACACTTGACGTTAAGAACGTGGACAGGCATGCCCAGCCCAGACCGGACTATATGTGCAATGTAAACGTGAAGAGATCTGTGTATCAGAACCCTGACTTTTATATGTTCACATCGACATACTCAGCGGCAGGCAACCCGGACAAGTCGATTGGCAGGTTTATGAGGACATATATTGTCGGGTTCATGGAGGCCGAGCGGTTTAAGGATGAGGCCACAATAGTCGTTGCTGGCGAGGTACACGATCAGAGCGAGATGGTGTGCAACGAGGATATGTACAACATACCAATTGAATCAACAATTACACCAGCAGAATTCGCGGAGACATATCATGGCACGTTACGCAGCAAGGGTTGATGACAACCAGCAAAGCATCATTGACGATCTCCGGGCGATGCACATATCCGTTGAGCCAAGGCACGATGATCTGCTGGTCGGGTACAGGAAGCACACATACTGGTTCGAGGTAAAGAACCCGGCACGGTGCTTCAAGGCAGATGGCTTCACGATGAGGAAGGGCATGATCAAACCATCACAGGAGAAGATCCGCAGAACATGGCTGGGCCACTATTCAATAGTGACCACCACAGAAGAGATACTTAAGCAAATCGAGTATGACGGGCGCATGCCTGCTTATTTAAAATAATCTTTAATAGCGTTATAAAACAATAGGATACAGTTATGGAAAAAGAGAAAAAGATGATCGACATAAACGATGAGAAGATCGATGCCGTATTTAATGTGATGGAGGGCATCCTCAAAGAGAAAAGCATAGGCATGAGAGATGAATCACCAGATGCATCACTCTTGGCTGTGCGAAATAAGCAAGGAGAGATGGTATTGCTGGTAAAGGGGAGCAACGCTGCCAATGTTGTGTCGGAATACACCAACAGCATGCAGTTCATTGCAGACGTGGATGAGTCGTTAAAAGAAAGCGATGAGGACGGTGAGGATGATCTTGGCATAAACATGGAATTGCGGGAGTTGCTGGAGCGGCTTGAAGGCGAGATCGACAGACTGCGTAAGCATTTTGATGAAGGCACATTGCCACCGAGCATTAATGAAAAAATAATATCCAGAATGGTGCGTACATTCGGTGAGCCTGCTATCGATCCAGATCAAAGGGAAAAAATTATCGAGTCGATGAACTCGCTAAGGGATACGTTTAAAAAGCGGTCAATTTGATCGGTTATAGCATGTGGTGTTAATATCAGGGAAATGAACACTATAAAAAAGCATGCACGTTAAAACTGATGAGTTGACGGACACAGTTTCAAAGCTTGCCCGGATAGGCACTCCGCAGAAGGATATCTGCGGAGTGCTTGGCATCTGCAAAAACACATTGATTAAGAATTATCGGAAGGAACTGGACAACGCTGTGTTGATAGCCAATGCTGCCGTTGCCGGGTTTCTGTTCGATAATGCAGAGGGCGGTAACGTCACAGCCCAGATATTCTGGATGAAGACGAGGGGTGGATGGAAAGAGGTTGACGACCGGCTGGGCCGCATGGAAGACATGATCAGGGAGATGGCTGTTGTTCGAGCAGCCAGCCCATTGGACGAAAAGGATTGGAACGAGCGAATGCTCCCGAAGGCTGACAAAAAGAAGACCAATGGAAAAGCAATGAATTAGTGGGCGCAGTATTAGAGCCACAAAAAGGGCCGCAATCGGCTTTATTATCCTGTCCGGCATCCGAGATATTTTTTGGCGGTGCGCGTGGTGGTGGCAAAACTCACGGGTTGCTGCTTGACTTCATATCGTACTGGCAACGATGGGGCAGGTACACACAGGGCGCAATATTCCGAAGATCATACCCAGAACTTGAGGGGATCATCGATTACGCTCTTGAGATGTTTCCTCAGTTTGGTGCGGTATATTCATACACCGCAAAGAAGTGGACATTCCCTGATGGTGCGTGGTTAATCCTGCGTCACCTCGATACCAAAAAGGACGCTGCCCGTCATCAGGGCAAGCAGTACACATATATCGGAGTGGATGAGATCGGAGCATGGGGCGACTTTGCACCGCTGTGGATGCTAAAGGCTTGTCTGCGTAACGTACATGGCCTGCCATCAAGGTTGGTAATGACAGGCAACCCC